ATTAACTTTTACTCGTCCATTCTTCCAATCCAGTTTTTTAAATGAGCGACCATAAAGCAAAACATTTTTCTTGTCTGATATATCTACGCCTTCATAGTTGCAGGCTTCATAATCATCATTCCACAATTCCTGCATGATTAGTTCCTTCTCTATCTCTCCTCCTAATTCTTTCCAATCGACAAACGGCGGATCATCAATCTTAGAAAGCAGTGTCTTTATCGTTTCCTTCATTAATGGAACGTAAACAGCCTGACGTTGAGTTAGGCGATTGGTTGCGGTCTTATTTCGATAGAAGCGATATATCTCGTCCCACGCTTCGTGACGTCTCTCCTGAAAGAGATTGGCAGCATCTCGTTCTCTCTTCAGTTTATCTAAGAGAGTGTCCTGTGTGCCAGTAACCATTGAAACTTCTGGCATATATTTTCAAAAAATAGACGAGCAGACAAATGTCCGCCCGCCTTTGGTCTAGGTTAGGGAGTTTCTATCTTTAGTTTAGGTTATGTTTTCTATTTTGTCAATAGAGATTTATATATCTGTTCTCTATTGTTCATCACTACGGTATACGGCGGAACGTCTTTAGTGACTACTGTTCCAGCGGCAACCATTGCTCTTTCGCCTACTGTTAGACCAGGAAGTATTACGGCTCCTGCACCAATAACAGCACCGTCTTCAACAAACGTCTTCTCCCAACCTTTACCATTGCTCGGTGGGTGACGATCATTGGTGAAACAAACGTGAGGTGCAATAAAGACATCATCACCGATAGTGACGCCGTCTGGAATAAATACAAATGCCTGAATCTTGCATCGCTTGCCTATTTTTACGTTAGCACCAATCCAGACGTGAGAATGGATAGTGCAGTCTTCACCTATCTCGGCTGATGGGTGAATGTTGGATAGTTGCTGGTTCCAAACGTGTGTCATCTTGTTTCCTCTTAGTTTCTAAAAAAACTGTTTGATTTCTCTCCTGTCCTTTATCTTGCCAAATACAGGAGTGTTTCTCTATTTTTCTCAATAAACCATCGTTGTCGAAATGTAATATAGTTTGACCGTTCCTATTATTGAACGCTTTAGACTCTATAAGCGACGATATAATGTTTCTCATTCTTTCTAACTCAATTGGAGATGGCGAAGGATCGAGTCTAAAGAAAATTGTACCTTCCTCCTTGCTCATAATTATTTTTTTATTGACCACATATTGACGTTCCCTGAACCACAATTTGAGCAATAAACTCCGTAATCACCACAAGAGAATATATTTTTACATTCCTCGCATTGATATATAGGTCCTGCGGAAGGCTCTGATTTTAAATCAGCGTATTTCTTAAAAATGGTTTTTTCTTTGCTCATATTTAATAACCCAATTCAGGGTAATAAGGTTTAACTGGCTCGGTCGCCACCATGTTAAATGAAGGTTGCTCTGGTGCAAATGTTAGGAATAGTGCATCTGCTACGTCTGGTGACTCTGATGGTCCGAGAATACCATTAGCCCTCATTCTCTCTTTGGGCATAATCTCTATAACTCTTCCTGCTCCTTCTCTGTATCTTACTTTGGTTAATTGTAACCAATCAGGATTTGGTTCAAGCGCTCCACCTTGTTGAATCCACATTTTAGCCTTCCAAGACATTTCAGCTTTAAGGTTTCTAAACTCAATCGGATCATCTAACATTTCGCTCTTGCTCTTAACTGTTGCCTTCTCCCCTGCTTTGACTCCTTCAACGTCTAGACCCATTTGCTTGCAACGTGAGTAAACTCCAGCACCTATACCAATTGAGTCTAAAAACGTACGCTCCGCGCTAATTCTCTCCTGAGATATTACATCTTTAATTTTATCTGCCGTATACATTAAGTCTGGCTCATGGAATTTAGAATGTATCTTAGCCCAGTTGTCTGTACGCATAACGAATACATTATAGTTGATGCCTTCTGCCAGATCACAGCCTAATCGCTTGTATCCGTGTGGCTGTACAGTTCTTCTTTGAGCTTCCTCAATCTCTTCTTCGGTTATTAGTGGCATCCAGCCTTGATCGTCTACCATGTCAGCTGGCGGATATTGGCAATCATAGAATGCCGCAAACATTATTGGATCCATTATGCCTCTCATCTCATCGATATATTCTTTAGTGCAACGACCTTCTTTAACTCCTTGCTTCCAATCAATGACATGAACCTTATATTTACCCGAGTTTCTGGATTTAAAAGCATGATTGCGACCCAGAGAATTGGTTATCTTTAAAAGAAAGTTGTCTTCGTGTCCGCCAAGCATGCGCATAGCTTTGGCGTGAATATTATTAGGGATTAATGCCGCATCGTCTTCAATGATGTTTTTACCACCATGACCGACTAAAATGTCACCTGCGTCATCTCCTTTGCGCCTAGCTTCAGCAGATAGAATGATAATCTCTCCCACGTTTCCAGTATCATCTACCTTAAAAGTAATTCTGTCTTTTGATCTCTCTCGCTTAATACGTTCTAAGCTTTCGTCTTTTCCTATATCAAACTTAGATAATAAGTAATCATTCTCGAATATGTGCTTAATGCACTTATTCATAATGATCTTGGCTTTATCTTTGCTTCCACCCAATATAATCCATTTCTCTGGAAATGTTGCGGCTCTTAGGACTGCTGCCATTGAAACGGTATCTGATTTGCCGTATTGCGTGTAGCATTCAAATTGAGTTCTTGGATTCTGTCTTTCATAAATAGCTCTAAAAAGTCCTATCTGCCACTCAGTTAACAAAAAAGGTTCACCATTATCATTCTTAAATAGTTTCTTAACTATATCGTAGGCTTTCTGATCATTTGGTGACATTAACTATTTTGTTTGAGTTTATATCTTCCTTGAGACAAGTTTCCGATCCCCTCTTACAAATGACGCACTGACCACTTCTTATTGAATGGCCAAAAGCTTCACAATATATCTGTAATTTTTCTTTTGGGTTAATCCTCCTACCTCTCATATTAGTTTATTTATCTATTTCATCGCTTGGATCTGGTTTGGCGGCTGCTCTAAAGAACTCTGTTAATTCCCTAATATCATCTTTATCGAATAGCTTGTTTGATTCTTTGCCAAATTCATCTTTTTTCTTCTTTTCGAGATACCATTTAGCTGTTTCTTTATCTTTCTCTATTGCCTCAATAACTGTTTGTCTTGCTTTTAAAACTGGGGAATGGCGTAATTCGTCAAGTTTTTCTTTTAATCCAGGTTCTTCTTTATACCAATCATACAGAGTTTGTTTGCTTATTCCAGCGAAAAAAACAGCTTCCTCAATAGTAGTATCCATTGCGAATGCTTGTCTTAATAAATTTACTTTTTCTTCTTTGTTGTACATGTCTTTTTAGACAAATGGGGAGAAAAGATTATCTCCCCATAAGATTAGTCTTCGACTGTTAGTTGTCCGCACTCTTCGCAGAGATAAAACTTCTGTCGATTCAAATGACCGTTCTTGTGGGTATGAAACCAATGACATCGCGGACACCACATCCTGTACTTGTAGAGACTCCATTGAACATTTCCTGGGTAGATATTTGACTCTCTTCGAGCCTTGCGAGCTTTACTCATGTTTTGTCACCCTCTTGCAATCCGGGCAAAGAACCAGCTCCTGGCCGCATAGATTGCCTGTGTGGTGCTGTTTGTAGTGACCGCAGGCATCGCACCAGGCATCTTGCTTGTCCTTGCTCCAACCAACCAACCTATGGTTGATCGGAAGAAATTTGCGTGTTTTCTTCATGTTGTTCTCCTTGTTTTCAAATAATCTTTTCTATATCGTCTATGTTCACCGCTTGTTTTGAAAGAATTTAGTTTGCCGTTATTCGCAAGTGTCTTTAACGAATTTATGTTATGCCGAGATATTTACTTGCTTCTGTTATTTTGTAAATTTTCATATGGTATTCTTGACAATAAGTTCTATCTCCCAATTATCCTGTATTTTCATTACGACACTACCAAAGGCTGGAGACTTTCCTTTCTTGCCAAGACCGCTCTCAAAGTTAATTCTGCCATTCGGTATAAAAAGTTTTCCCCCACCAACTGAATTATGGAATCTTGCCGTTGTTATAAATTCAATCGGGAATAGAATATAAATCTCATTCTTGGCTTTCTGGTATGTTCCCCACGCTTTTGCAATAAACTCGTGTTTCCTTGTAAATGGAGGATTTATCCAAATTCGCTTATATTTTGTCCAGTCCTGTGCCAGCCCATCGGTTTCTATTGTGTCATAGTTCAAAATACCAAATTCTTCTGCCTTTTCTTTTGTAGTTGCTGGGTCATAATCAAACTCACCAAAACGAGCAACAAACTCTTTCGGAGTGTAGTATTCATTATCTTTTGTAAATTGAACTTGAGATTTCGCCATAAATTTACTTCTCCTTATTTTAGTGAGTCTAATACTTCCAGTATTTTTCCTAACT